TCAAATAGCCCCTGAACAGGCTCCTCAGATGCCTGAAATGCCTGATCCAGAGGCCATGGTCGCTGAAAAGGTTGCACAATACACTGAAGAAGTGATGGCTGCGCTTATGCCACCGCCTGAAGGCGAGCAAGATCCGCTTGTCGAGCTTCGATCCAAGGAACTGGATATAAAAGCGGCAGATTTACAGAGAAAATCGCAGGAATTTTCCGAAAGAATCCTTTTTGACATGGCAAAAGAGGAATCCAAGGAAGAATTGGCCGCAGACAAGATTGATTCTCAAGAAGACATTGCCTTGTTACGTGCAGAGGTCAATCGTGAGCGTATTCAACAAGGAACAGCTGGTAGAGGAGAATAGTTATGGGAAGTACATTAGAAGCGCAAAAGAAAAAAGCCCCTAAACCTAAACGGGAGAAATTTACCCGTGATACTTGGAGTGATATGCCAGAAAACCCAACGCTTCCTAGAATTTATGGCGGATCAAAAAATTATCGGGGTAAGGCGCGGCCTGAACATTTAATTTATAGAGCACCAAAAGATGGAAAGCCTCCTGTTGTAAAAGGACCTCGAAAAGTTGAATTGGTTGAAGAACCACTTTTAGAACTTAATGACGGCGGCATGGCCAGAAAAACCAGAGTGTTTTAATGGCAATATCTCGCGCACAAACCCGTAAACAGTTAACGGGTCGAAGGAAACGTAAGGTTTCCAAGGTTATGAAGGAATATCGAGCGGGTAAGTTGCGTAGTGGTAGTAAGAAGGGTCCGAAGGTTAAAAATAAAAAACAGGCTATTGCGATAGCCTTGTCGGAAGCTAGAAAAAAGAAGGCGTAATGTTTCACGTGAAACATTGTTGAGGAGTGTGCTATGGTTAAAAAACGTATGGCTAATCAGATGTCTGATCAAATGGGCATCTCTACGGAAAGAGCAGGTGGTCTTATGAATAAAGCAAGTATGATGAACGACATGGCTGGTTATAAAAAGGGCGGTTCAGTTATGGTTATAAGCATAGGGTCAATGAAACCCATGATGCGGAACAAGGAAGAGCATTCGGAGGACAGTTCTCTGATCAAGAGCACTGAGAACCAGGTTCGTGCTCGTCATTTTAACAATAACGACGGAAAGGGGACTTTCTGATGCCTAAAACAAAAAGCGGTAAGCCTATTCCTTATAAGGAAGGTGGTGTAGGAGAGGTTGATGTAATGTTTGGCGAGAGCTATCCCGTTATAAAACAAAAGACAGAAGAGCCAACACGCGGAGAAATGATAGAAATTATCTCTGACGTTTTAAAGGTTGGACCAAGCTCTCTTGCGGAGATGTCTACTGAAGATTTAAAAGTAGCCCATAAAAAAGCCATATCACAACAAGGAGAAGAGGTTGGGGGTAAAAATATGGGCGGGATGGTCCGTGATGAACTAGGTTACATGCAAGGCGGCATGGGCTACACTCCACGCGGTCCTATAAAGTACGCTAAAGGCGGAGCGGCTAGAGGAAAAAGATTTAGCGGTAGTTATTAATGGCAGACCCAACGACCTTTGCATATTTGTTATTAAAGAGTATACAAGGACGCATAGAATTAACACAGGATGCTATCCTGCACGGTTCCCCGAAAGATATGGAATCGTACAAACAGCTTGTTGGAGAACTCAACGGGCTAGAATTTTCTGAACAAGAGATTAAGGATCTCTTGCAATCTTCGGAGGAAGAATGACCAAAACCTTATACGTGCCCGACCACGTTGCAGCGTCGGAAAATGCCGCAGTAGCTTCTGCGTATGTTGAAAAGAATCAAAAAGTTTTAGATCCCTCCCTTGTAGGAAAAAAGCTTAAAGAACGTCTCCCACAACCGACAGGTTGGCGTCTGTTAGTTATGCCATACATGGGGAAAGCGATGACAGAAGGTGGTGTTCACATCCCAGACGCCGTCATAGACCGTGAGGCTCTAGCCACGGTTGTTGCTTATGTTCTCCGGGTAGGACCCTTGGCTTATAAAGATAAAGCTAAGTTTGGGGAAGTACCGCTACCGTGGTGCGAGGAAGGCGATTGGGTTTGCATAGGACGTTATGCCGGTGCTCGATTTAAAATTGATGGGGGCGAAGTCCGCATTATAAATGATGATGAAGTTATCGCAAGAATTTTAGAGCCCGACGACATAAAGCATGTTTAACCAGAAAGAAGAAAGAAACCATGGAGAAAAGCCATGCCACCTGATTTAGATGAAGCCACCATTGATGTTGGCGATGAGGAAGAAAAATCTACGGACGTTAGACTTTCTTCTGAAGAGGAAACTTCAGAAGTAGTTGAACCTTTAGAAAAAGCTAGTGCCTCTAATGAGGAACTTGAAGAATATAGCTCTAATGTAAAAGGTAGGATTAATGATCTTACCAAGCGTTTTAGAGAGGAAGAACGTCAAAAGCAGACAGCAATAGAGTTTGCCGAGAATGTTCGCAAAGAGAATGAGAACTTAAAAACCCGTCTTGATAACCTGGATAAAGGGTATATTGAGCAATTTGAGGGTAGAGTTGATTCTCAACTGGATTCTGCAAAGAGATCTTTAAAAGAAGCCCACGAAGTAGGTGATGTTGATAAAATTGTGGAAGCTCAAGAAGCTCTTTCACAACTTTCGGTAGAAAGATCTAGAGTGAATGTGGCTAAAACTCCGCCACCTGCGGCTCCTCAGCCTGCGGCTCCGCCACCTGCGGCTCCTCAGCCTCCGGTTCAAGCAGACCCTAAAGCAGAGAAATGGGCCTCTAAAAATGACTGGTTTGGTGAAGATGAGGTTATGACATATGCCGCTTTTGGGCTTCACAGACGTTTAATTGAGGATGAAGGCTTTGACCCTACCTCAAATGACTACTACGATGAACTTGACAAACGAATGAGAAACGAATTTCCTCAGAAATTCGAATCTAATTCTAGGTCTAACGGGGGAAGAAAAGTCGCGTCGGCTGAATCTTCCAAATCCCGCAATAGAAGTGGACGAAAAACTGTGCGGTTAACCGCCTCACAAGTTGCTATTGCGAAGAGGCTTAATGTGCCACTTGAAGAATATGCAAAATATGTGAGGGACTAACCATGACTACTGAGAACACAACTCGCCAAGAGTCTACGAGAACGCCAAGAGCCAATCAAACTCGTGCAAGGCAAGCACGCAGGGAACCTTGGAAGCCACCGTCCATGTTGGACGCGCCACCCCCTCCAGAGGGTTACAAACATCGTTGGATACGGGCCGAAGTTATGGGTTTTGATGACCGTAAAAACGTAGCAGCACGCTCCCGTGAAGGTTGGGAACTGGTACGTGGTGATGAATACCCCGATTTCGATATTCCGACCATCGATGATGGTAAGCACGCTGGTGTTATAGGTGTAGGTGGTCTTTTACTTGCAAGAGTTCCGGTTGAGATTGTTGAGGAACGTAACGATTATTATCGAAACATGACTCTCAATCAAATGGCGGCGGTTGATAACGACTTAGCTCGTGAGCAACATCCCGCTATGCCTATTAGTAAGCCTGATAGGCAATCTCGTGTAACTTTTGGAGGTCCTGAAAATCAGGACTAGGAGAAGAAAATGGCTAATTCTAATGGAAGCTTTGGTCTTCGTCCCTTGAGCAAACAGGGCGGAGCCGCTAATTCCACTGGTATGACCCAATACTCCGCGTATGAAATTGCAAACGGCAATACCAGCAAGTTTTATCATGGCGAACCCGTGATACCTCTTTCTACTGGCTATATTGACGTGCCTGGTGCAGCAGCTGGTGGAACAGTTGGTATGCTTGGCGTATTTCAGGGTTGTGAGTATGTGTCTAGTACCACTGGAAAAACTGTTTGGAGTAACTACTGGCCCGGTTCTGGGGCAGATTCCAATCACCCGGTAAAAGCGTTTGTCAATGATGATCCAATGCAGCTTTATGTAATTGCAACGGATGCTTCGTGGACAAGTAAAGCTACGGCTCGTGCCGCAGTTTTTGCTAACGCTAACTTCTCAACTACTATCACAGGAACAGACGCCACTGGTGTTTCGTTAGGTCGCCTTGCGATCAGTACGATTGCTACCACGGCTGCTCTGCAAATGCGTATTGTAGGTTGGGTTGACGATCCAGAGAACGCTGATTTTTCGGCGGCTGGTATCGGGGCAATTGTACGGTTGAATAACCACTTCAATAGCAACAATGGTGCTATTGCAGCTGGTACTCCTTCAACCACTGGCGTATAGGAGGATTGAAAAATGGCTATTAGTAGAGCCCAACTAGCGAAAGAGCTAGAACCTGGCCTCAATGCCCTTTTCGGTCTTGAGTATGCCAGATACGACAACGAATCAGCTGAGATTTATGACACCGAATCTTCAGAGCGTGCCTTTGAAGAAGAAGTCATGCTCTCTGGCTTTGGTTCAGCCCCAGTGAAAGCTGAAGGTTCAGCCATTTCGTTTGATGATGCCCAAGAAGCGTACACCGCAAGGTATACGCATGAGACTATCGCGCTTGCTTTCTCCATTACGGAAGAAGCAATTGAGGATAATCTCTATGATCGTCTGGCTTCGCGCTATACGAAAGCTTTGGCACGCAGCATGGCCAACACCAAACAGGTGAAGGGTGCAGCTACGTTGAACAATGCTTTTGATAGCACGTTTACTGGCGGTGATGGCAAAGAGCTTTGTGCAACGGATCACCCTCTTGTTAATAACAATGATCTTCGCAACGAGCCCAGTACAGCTGCTGACCTGAACGAAACCAGCCTTGAGAATGCTCTTATTGACATCGCAGCGTTTGTCGATGAGCGCGGCCTGAAGGTTTCGGTTCGTGGAGAAAAACTGATTGTTCCGCCAGCGTTACAGTTTGTGGCGGATCGTCTGCTTGAATCCACTCTTCGTCCGGGAACGGCTGATAATGACGTTAACGCTTCGCGGAACATGGGTATGCTCCCGCAGGGTTATGTCGTTAACCACTATCTGACAGACACGGATGCTTGGTTTATTAAAACCGACGCTCCTCGCGGTTTCGTTCATTTTGAACGGATGGCAATGTCTACTAAGATGGAAGGCGATTTCGATACAGGCAATGTACGATTCAAAGCCCGTGAGCGTTATAGCTACGGTTACTCTGATCCACGTTGTGTGTTCGGTTCACCTGGCGCGTAAGACTATGGGGGAGGGGGCAACTCCTCCCCCACCTTATTTCTGGGAATCATAGCCCTAGCGACTGTCCCAGCAGACGCTTACGAAGACTCTAGGGCCTATCTCTCGTAAGGAGAAACTCAAGATGGCTAATACAACTTTTAATGGTCCCGTTAGATCTGAAAACGGTTTTGAGCAAATTTCTGTTGCTTCGGGAACAGGCACAGTCACCACGAACCTTGATGTAGATAGCAGCGGTAATTTAGTTACTACTGGTTATGTTTCTGCGTATGACAATGTAGTCTCGATCACAGACGCTACTTACAGCGTCGAATCAACTCAGTCTGGTGCGGTTTTCGCCCTTAACCGCGCAGCAGGTATTGTTGTTACGCTCCCAACAGCGGCGGCGGGTCTTCACTATACGTTTATTGTGGGAACTACTTTTACAGGTGCGGGGCAGATCAACACGGACAATGCCAGCGATCTTTATTCTGGTTTTGCACAGCTTTTTGATCCGGCCACGGCTGGAGATACTAACACCTTCATCCCGGATGCAAGTAATGATGACACCATTGATCTTGGTGCAGCGGCACAAGGGTGGTTGGTCGGCGGAATTATTCGTTTAAAGGCAACCACGGCTGCTGTGTGGCATTGCGAAGCCTTCCTCCACGGTGATGGCACTTTAGCTACTCCGTTTGAATAAGTAATGTTGGGGGGATTATTCCCCCCAATCTTTTAAAGGAGGATTAAATGGCGGATGCTGTAACTGCTACCACAGTAGAAGATGGTCCTAAAAAAGCTATTATCTATTGTACAAATACAAGCGATGGGTCAGGAGAGTCTGCTGTTACCAAGGTAGATGTGTCCGGGCTTTCATCTTTGCAGGATGGAACAGCCTGTACGGGTGTTCGGATCGAGAAGATTTCGTTCACAAATGTTGGTATGAGTGTTAAGATTCTTTGGAACGCTTCTACAAATGTTATCGCAGCGGAACTTCCTGCCGATTATTCTGATACTATTGATTACTCTTCTATTAGCGGTCTCCCAAATGTTGCAGCTTCTGGCGGTAATACAGGGGATATCAAATTTACAACCGTGGGACATGGAAGTGGGGATACTTATTCAATAGTTCTTTATTGTCTGAAACAGTATTAATCATGGTTGAAGATCTTCAAAGAAAGAACGAACTTGATCTGATTAAGATTCAAGGGGAAATAAGGCTTCTTTCTGAGAGGATCGACGTTATAAAGAATAATGACCTATATCATGTGCAAAAATCATTAGATTTAATAACTAAGATTTTGTGGGGTGTGGGTGTATTAGTAATAGGACAGGTGGCTATCGCTGTAAGATTGTCCCTCTTCGGATAGGAATTAAATATGGCAACTTCTGGATCGGTTGATTTTAATCTTAATATGGCCGAAATAACAGAGGAGGCCTTTGAGAGATGTGGCCTCGAGCTTAGAACGGGCTACGACGCTAAAACGGCCCGAAGGTCTCTAAATCTTTTGTTTGCCGACTGGATTAACAGGGGACTTAATCTATGGACTGTGAACGAAGTTACACAGACTTTAGCTCAACTTTCATCAACTTCCTCTATTACATCCTACCCTTTGGGAACTATAACGGCTACGGTAGGGGCCTCTACCAACCTCAGTGTTGGAGAAACCATTACAGGCGGAACTAGCAGTGTAACGGCCTCCGTTATTACAAAACCAAGCTCAACAACCATAACAGTAACAGTTCCATCAGGTGTTTTTACGTCTGGAGAGACCATTACAGGCAGTTCAAGTAGTGCTAGTACTACGATATCTGTAAGTCCTAGTTTGGCAGATGTTCAAGCGTCTGGGGATGTTCTTGAGGCGGTGGTGCGGCGAGATAGCGAAGATATTGCTATAACCAGAATTAGTAGGCAAGAGTATCTTAGTGTTCCTAAAAAGACTACTCAGGGAAGACCAACACAGTTTTATGTTGATCGTCAGATCACCCCAACAATATCGGTTTGGCCAGCCCCGGAAAACTCTACCGACTCTTTAATTTATTATCGAGTAAAAAAACTCCAAGATGCGGACACCTCTGTAAATACTCCCGACATACCTTACCGTTTTTTACCGTGTATAGTTGCGGGGTTGGCTTATCAGATTTCTCTTAAAAGATCTCCAGATCGAATACAGATGTTAAAGGCCATATATGAGGAAGAGTTTCTCAGAGCCTCATCAGAAGATATAGAGCACGGTATTCCGCTGCGGTTAGTGCCGACATATCAGTCTATGAGGGTCTGATATGCCAAGATATGCTTCTGGAAAATATGCTTTAGGAGTTTCTGACCGGTCTGGAAGAGCGTACCCTTTACATGAAATGGTTTTGGAGTGGAACGGATTATTAGTGGGGAGAGATGAGTTTGAATCAAAACAGCCTCAATTAGATCCGAAACACCATAGAACAGACCCTCAATCTTTAAAAATTAGCCGGCCAGCCAGGGTGGAACCAGCAGTTACAGTTCTTTTGCCTTTTAATCCATTTAAGTCTGGGAACTCAGGAACATCTACTATTACGGTTAATGAACCGGGACATGGAAGAAGTACCGGAGATACCGTTAGGTTTAGGACTGTAGCGAATTTTGATGGGTTTACAGAATCTGTTATTGAATCTTCAACCGGATATTCCATAACAAAAGTGACTGATGATACGTTTACCTTTACTGTCAGCGGTGAAACCGCAACAGTAGGGGATGTTAACGGAGGTGGAGGCGTTGCTTCCGCTGGCCCTGTAACGGTGAGTGCATAACATGGCTTTTACTTTCACAACGTTAAAAACCTCTATTCAGGATTATACTGACAATGCAGAAAGTACTTTTGTCAGTCAATTATCCAGGTTTATTATAAATGCTGAAGAACGTATTCTTAAAGAATGCCAACTAGATGATTTCCGTAAGAGTGTTGCCGGATCTGCCACCCAATCTATAAAGTTTCTTACGAAACCTACGGACTTTTTAGCACCTTTTTCATTAAGCGCGGTTAATAGTTCTTCTAACGAGTTTCTTGAGTACAAACACATAACTTTTTTACAGGATTATACCCCAGACCCGTCAACCACTGGAACTCCCGTTTATTATGCCAGTTGGGATGAAGACAGCTTTGTCCTGGCTCCTACACCGGACGCCAATTATACAATGGAGCTTCATTACTTTTATCGTCCTCAATCAATAACAGCTTCGAGCGACGGGACAAGTTATCTTGGGACTAACGCAGAGTTGTGCTTGTTGTATGGGAGTCTGGTTGAAGCATATACGTTTATGAAGGGTGAACCTGATTTATTACAACTGTATAACGCACGGTTTATGGAATCGTTGCAATGGCTTAAAAATCTTGGTGAGGCTGAACAGACGCATGACGAATACAGGTATGATACTGTAAGAAAGCCTCCTCAATGACCGACGAAAACTTACATGTTGCTATCGTGGGCCTCGGCAACACTCAGGGGACTTTTACGTCCTCCATGGCGAACGGGAAGTCGTTTGATGAGGTGTGGGCTATCAACTCTATGATGGTTCCGATAAAGCATGACCGTGTTTTTATGATGGACCCAGCTTCCCGGTTTCTGGATACGGAAAACGCAGGGCCGCAAACAGGAGCGATGCGAAAAGCTTTAGGGGACCATCCCGGACCCATATACACCTGTACTTTAGATGATCGTGTTCCTGGTGCCGTTCTCTACCCCTTGGAGGAAATTGTCAAAGAGACGGGGCTTTGTTATTTTAATAATACTGTTCCATACGCTGTGGCTTTCGCTATTTACCATAAAGTCACCCATCTTTATCTTTACGGGATAGATTACTCGTATAAATCTAATCTTGTTATGGCAGAGGCTGGAAGGGCGTGCACAGAGTTTTGGATTTCAGTAGCCATTGCCCGTGGAATGCAGGTAGAGGTGGCGCATGATTCCACGCTTCTCGATACAAACGTGCCGGATGAAGAAAAGCTTTATGGATATCACCGGCTTGATGATCCTTTGGTTATGTCTGTTAAGGATGGCTGTCTAAGCGTTGCTAAACGATCAGAATCTTCTCCTCCAGAGCCGACAGACGAGCCAATCCTGTACGGCAGGCACGACAAGGTGGTTTTATTGAAAGAAGCCGTAAATGTTTGATATAAGTGCTTCACTTTCTGTAGGCGACGTTGATGTAGTAACGACGGATAACAGGGGTCTTTCGGTGGAAGAGGCCGCTCAAATGGCTGTAAACAAGATACTTTATGTGTCTAAAGATGCCCCAGAGCCCCTTCGAGAACAGGCAATATCCTTTAAAGATACAGTGCATGAGGTTATAGTCCATTACATGAGGTATGCTGTGGCTCAAGATAGGGCAACTATTGCGGCTAAGTTAAGAGAAGCGGGTCATCCTGAACTGGCAAAAGATTTAAGGAGTTTTTGATATGGCAATTACAACAGCGATGTGTACATCATTTAAGGGTGAGCTATTGTCTGCCACCCATGATTTTGATGCCTCTGGCGGAAACAGCTTTAAGCTGTCTTTATATGCCATAGGAAGTGGTGGAAAAAGTTCCACTACGGCAACCTTGGGGGCGGCTACTACAGCTTTCACTACTACAGGGGAAGTTGCATCCAGTGGTAGCTACGTCACCGGGGGATCTGCATTAACTAATGTAAACCCTGCTACTTCAGGAACAACCGGATATACGGATTTTGCTGACCTTAGTTATACAACCGCTACTATTACAGCCAGAGGAGCCTTAATCTATAACGATACGAATGGTGACAAGGCTGTCTGTGCGCTTGATTTCGGCGGAAACAAGACCAGCACTGCTGGTACGTTTACCATAGCGTTTCCTGCCGCCGCCGCTAGTACGGCGATTATCAGGATTGCGTAGAGGACAATGCTTTGGCAAACATCAATGGCTGGGGAAGGGGTACTTGGAATGAGGGTGCGTGGAACTCTCCTCTTGCCGTCGATGTTACGGGCGTTGCGGGTACGGGTGCCGTTGGCACCGTTGTTATTACTCCCAGTATCACAGCTACTGTTACGGGCGTTGCGGGTACGGGCGGTGTCGGTTCGGTCACGGTTACAGGCACAAGCACGGTTACCCTTACGGGCGTTGCGGGAACAGGGGGTATTGGCTCCGTTACAGTTACCCCTAGTATCTCGGTTACCCCTACGGGCGTATCGGCTACGGGATCACTTGGAACAGTCACCCCTACGGCTGGCGCAAGCGTCACCCCAACGGGTGTCGCAGGAACAGGAGCCCTTGGCTCTGTTACTATCACGGGCAATGCGCCAAGTGTTGCGGTCACAGGCGTTGCGGGGACAGGAGAAATTGGCACTGTTACGCTTACGGGTAGCGCAAGTGTTGTTCCCACAGGCGTTGCTGGCACGGGCGGCACAGGAGAATCAAACGTCTGGAGTCTTATTGACGAGTCACAGACACCTAACTGGTCTGCGGTTGACGATTCACAAACACCTAACTGGTCTGCGGTTGATGACTCTCAAACCCCAGATTGGACAGACATAGCGGCATAGGAAAAGATTATGGCTTCTACATACACAACAGGCTTTAGTTTAGAAAAAATAGGTTCTGGAGAACAGGCGGGTACTTGGGGTACTACGACGAACCACAACCTTGATATTGTAGATAGGTTGGCTTCGTACAAAGCGGTGGCTCTTTCAGGAACTACGCACACTCTTACTATCCGAGAAGCCTCTCCTGGCTCTGGCACAGAAAATCTCCAAGACGGAATGTATCGTGTAATTAAATTTACCGGAGCTTTGGGTGCAAATAACACTGTAACAATAGCACCAAATACATCACCCGCTTGGTTTATTATTGAAAATGCAACTACCGATTCAGGCTCAAGTGGCCCATACTCTGTTATTCTTTCCCAAGGTTCTGGGGCAAATGTCACCGTTCAAAACGGCAAAAATGTCATTGTTTATTGCGATGGTGCCGGAAGTGGTGCAGCAGTTGTTGATGCTTTGGCAGATCTTCAGATCGGAACATTGGAGTGCACAGGAGCAGCGGCGATTGATGGTGCGGCTACATTAGGCAGTACGCTTGCTGTTACAGGAAACTCAACTTTTACAGGCGACATAATAAAAGCAACTTCTGGCACAAGCAACTTTGCCGCAGGTGTTAATGCAGGTAACTCAATTGCGTCAGGCGGTAACTATAACGTAGTGGTTGGCGATGAGGCTGGCACAGCTATCACGACAGGCGATAACAATGTCCTCATAGGATATGGGGCTGGCGATGGCTTTGATGCAGAGAGCAATAATGTAGGTGTAGGCTATAATGCTTTAGGTGGAGCTTCTTATGCAGCTTCTAATAATACTGCTGTTGGCAGCGGAGCTTTAGGAGCATGTACGACAGGTACTAGTAATGTTGCCGTGGGCTTTCAAGCAGGAGATGCTTTAACAACAGGTACACAATTAACTGCTCTTGGGTACAACGCTGGTGGTGCAGTCACAACAGGTGTTTTCAATACTGCTCTTGGATATGAAGCATTATTAACTGAAGACACTGAAAGTTATAATACTGCTGTTGGTGCTTATGCTATGAGAGTAGCAGACGGGGCAGGTTATACAACTTGTGTTGGGTATAATGCTGGTGCTGCAATTACAACGGGTGATTATAACGTATTTGTAGGTAGTCA